GCTTGAACAACAACACTCAAGTCTTCGGCTAAGCCGCTGATTTGTGTAGAGTCTGCGTCTCCAGTGATCTTGACCAAATCAATACAGCCAAGATCAAATGTGTGTTCTACCAAGTCTAATAAACAATCTCTCATTAAAGTTCTCCTTATGTGTTAGTATATAGGTTTTAGCTGGGTAATGCAACAATTTTGGCCAATGTTTGGCCGCCTCGTAGACTGGTAATGTTACCAGGTTTGCGGAATTCTACCCAACTTAAATCACCTTGACCGTCGTGCATAAAAATACAGTCAAACCCAAGGCTTTCGGCATGTGCTAGGATATAACGTCGCGGAGTGTAGCACATGAAGTTACGCTCTGCTAGTCCTGCGCCTTGGGCACGGTCGCAGTTGTTAAATGTCATTAACACCACGCCACCTGGACGTAGTTTTTGGTACAGCTCATCAAGATATTTAGAAACTAAATCTAGTGGCTTGTAATTAAAAAAGTTGTAGGCAAATACAAATCCAAACTGATCGTTAGGTAACTTGCTCATGATCGGACCAGTTCCTCGGTCATCGACGATATAAGGTCTTAATCTACGCTGGTATTCAAGATTAAAATTTGTAATACTAAAGTCCAGCAACTCTTGATGATGGTCAACCAAGTATAATGGATCCAATGGTACTAAGTCTTCAATAAATGTATCCTTACCGGGCCTAAGGATCATACCGGGTAATCGCCAGTCTGAGTAATTACGCAAATGACTTCGTATTAGTATGTTACTTTCATCGTCAGCTACCAACCGTCTATTTAGAATGTAGTGGTTGTTTTCAAACGGTTGTTCATGATCAAACCATCTGCGACTTTCACGCAAATATTCAGGTTCTAGTTGATCACGTTCTGCCTCAAGCCGTTGTCTTAACAACAAAACATTGTTAGTAAACTCTCGCATACTGTTTTCAATGTTGGTGTATACTTCCCCTAACTTGGCCGAAAAAGTATCAATTTGTATTGGGTGATTTCTTACTACATGATACACACCTTCAAATCGACGCATGGTATCGCGACACTCAATGTCAGGGTCGTGCCGATCTAGCAAATTTAAGTATGCAACAATTTCGCTTAGTTTCATTCGAAAGAGAATAAGTTTGTAAATGTATTTTCAGTGTTGGTAGCACCAGCTAGGTCCCAGTCCAACACACCTAACAAGTTGTCGACCTTTTGATCTACAACAGTGGCTTCCATTAAACTGTCATCAAATGGAAGTTCAGTAAACCATTTTGGCAACCGTTGTTCGTCTGTGGGGTAACCAATGCTCGTCCACCCTAACGCATTTGTCTTGAGCTTGCACACAATAGTTTTCATGCCGTCAACCACTGCCATTGAGTAATTGTCACCATTCATTCTACGCATGTTGTTCCAGTTCATTGCAGCTCTAACGTGTCCGGGCATGTTGGCTTTGCCTTGTTCTTTTTCTGCAGCGCCATACTTGGTTAAATTGTTAACACGCTTGGGACTACCTTTCTCCCATGCCGGACGTTCTTTGAACTCATATTTGAACTCTCGAATTCGTTCTACAATTTCTTCCTTGCCAGCACCAGCAAGTAGTTTATTTAGAATTTCTAACAAAAAGTCTTGAATAACTTTAGGTGTATCACTGCGCTTTAAATCAAGGCCTGTGGCTTTTGTTTTGCCAATCTTGCCATCCACGTCCAGTCGTTTGCCTTCAATATCAATAGCATTAACAGCATAACGTTTCTTTGTGATAAACAATCCACGATCCGCAACAGTTTCGCGACCGCACTTGATTAGTGAACCCATGTCTCTGGGGCAGTGAAATGCTTGTTCCATAAACCCTGGAAAACTATTGTTTACTTGGTCAGCAAGGCTGTCATACAACTGAATACAAGTCTCTTTTGACCACGCCATACGTCCGTCTTTAACTTCATTCTGTAGAGCGGGCCAGGCGCTAAAATAACATGAGTCCGTATCACCATATATGACTGCTTTTCCAACATGATCATACTCGCCTGTAATGAGTTCGTTAAGATAAGCATCCATGTGTTTCGCAATTGAACGACCAGTAAGTGTTGTCGATTGTCCAATACGCTTGTCAAAGAATCTACAGCCCGGGTTAAGAATAGCCCCGTACAAACTGTTGAGGTTAATCTTCTTAACCAACTGTCGCTTGTCCCAGAATGCAATTTCCTTAGCATCTTTTGCTTCCTTCTTTTTGGCTTGCAGTTCCTTGCGTTCGCTGTACCAACGCTCTAGTAGTCCGGGGATGATACCTTTCTTCTCAAAGCTCATGATAGTACCATTAGCACTAAGAATCCAAGGTTGGTTGCTGTCAAAAATCATGCTCCAGATTTCAGACGCTGAGTAAACTGACTCCTCGCCACTTTCCCAGTCAATGGTAATTTCTGTGCCACGTTGCTGTTCCATTACCGCAGTATATTCTAAACTGGCAAACAAACCTTCCCAGGCGCCTGCAAAGCTAGCACCCTTGGCCATGTTATCTTTGATCAGCTTGTTGGTCATAATAGGGCGAAGCTGACCTACAACAGTTTCTGGACCCATGTTAAGCGCACGAATAGCTGACGGATATAGTGAGTTAATGTCAACTGATCCAATCCACTCATGTACACCTTTCTTTGGATACGCAACATAAGCACCTGCCGCCTGGGTATCCTCACTATCAAGTCTTTGCTTGCGATTAGGAACAACCATGCCACGTTCGTGTGCTTCGTTGATGATGGCCTGTTCAGTCACTGCCACAGCACCCATTGTGGTTTGTAGCAACACAGTATTGGCATGTGCTAGTTCGCATGCTAGACTTAAGAACTGTAGCTTACGATCCAGTTTGTGCAACAACATTGTATCTTGCCTATTGTATTCAATAAACGTTTTAAAGTGTTGATTGTATAGTTGGTCAAGTGTGCCTTCAAACTGTGTCTTACGCTCACCCAATTCATACTCGGCAATAGCGTCTAAACTATATGAGTGACGTTCTTCATATGTGTACTTGCGATACAGTTGCATATAGTCCATATGCACCCGCCCAATCAAGTCATATGTTTGATGCTCGCTACCAAAGCGTTCAAACATACGCATCTTGGGCAATTGTCCCCATAAACAGAACTTGCGTGTGTCGTCTTTGCTTAATACTCTAGTGATGCGGTTTACAGTATAGGGAATATCATAGCCCTCTGAGTTCCAGCCACTTAGCACATCAGCATCGTCAATCAGGTCAAGGAATGTTTTAAACATATCTGCTTCGTTATCAAACAAGATTGTGTTTTCAAAATCCTTAACAAGATCATGTGCTGTGTCCCAGCTCAGGTGCTTGGGCGGAACTGCTAGTGTAACCAGTTGGCCCAACCAGTCTAGATAAACAGAGATAGCAGTAACAGGATTGAACGGGTCCTCAACTGGACTAAAGCCACGCTCTTTATTAAAGTCTACTTCAATGTCAAAAAACGCTGTGTGCAGTTCTGGAGCATCAATGTTTTTGTAGTTTTCTTCCAAACAACGAAAAATAGGATTGATATCTGATTCGTAAAGTTGTTTGTTGCTCTGTATTCGCACTTCTTTACGAAACTCTTTGTTGTTGCGAGTAGAAAACCGTGATACTGGATTGCCGTAGATGTTACGAAACTTACCACGAGGGTCGTCGTAGTAGAAAACATAATTGGCCGGGTATTCTTGGTATTTGCGAATGCCGTCTCGGCGTTCTACAACATGGATGCGATCGTGTTCACGATCATATAGTGCGTCAATATAACTCATAGTCTCCGTTTGTGGCCGGTAAGCCGTGATTCATGCTCGTATCGTGAGCGACTCGTACATATTTATAGTCCCGCAAACCATGTGCCTGATAATTGTTTGACTTTGAAAATTTCTTGTTGTGCTGTTTCAAACTCAGGGTGCTCAGGATTAAACACATCATGAAATTGAAATTCTTTGTGTGACCAAGTTCTCCAGTTTGTTATTCTTGAATATTCTACTATATCCACATCAAATTGTTGGCACACTTGATAGAATGATTCAATTTCGCGATAATTTTGTTGTTGTACAATCATTCTAGTATGCAAGGTAATACCTTGATGATGTTTTTTATTCTGTAAAAATTTCATTGCTTGTAGCAGTTGTTGCCACTTCCCGCCACGTCGTATTTTTTCGTATGTGCTGGCTTGCGAGGCGTCAATGCTTACAGTTATTTTTTTTACAGATGCTTGCATATCTCCTAGACGATGCCAGTTCTGTTCACACATCAATCCATTTGTTCCGATGTCTAATTCTAGATTGGGAAACTTAGAACGATCAATAGAATTTATAAAAGTCATTAACATAGGACTAGCAAAAACTTCTCCTGTGCCACTGACTTCTAATTTTATTTTTTGATCAGTTGCCTCAGAAAACAAATTGTTACACACAATTTCTCCCACAAGGAGTTGTTGTTGCTGTTGCTCTGCTGGGGTTTTTTTAATGTGTGTGCGGCAACTAGGACAACTTAAATTACAAGTTTCGTCTCCTTGGAAACTGATATGGTGCGGCATTTCAAATGTTGATGCGTCATTAAACAGTGCTTTTATGTTTGGAGGTACTGTGTCAATTGTGTTTAAACTGTTGTTGGTAATTACCCCACACAACTTTTCATTGCAATAAACATATGATCCATCAATAATACTTTGTCTAATTTTTTGAGCTAAATCAGACGTCAACATTTCTTTTAATGTAGTTTTTTTTAAATTTCCAATTGTAGTCTGCATCCAGGCGCCGCACCCACACATTCTTACGTCACCGTTGAGTGTGACCTCAATCATGACAAATGGTGACAAGCAGTATTGTCCCTGAAATTGTTTAATTGGAAAAATATTAATCATCAATTATAAAGTCTTGCCCACAGTCTCTAAAATAGTTTCTAGCAACTCGTGATCCTGTTTGGCTTTACCAAATTCGGCTTTGTGTGCTAGCTTGATTGCTTTCTTCAAAACACCGGGCTTGATCTCAAGTTCTTCTGCAATGGCTTTGATGGTGTCATTGAGACCACCAGTGAGTGTTTCGATCTCTTGAGTCACTTGCATACCCTCGTTGATAATTTGAATCAGTTTAATCTTTTGATCGCCGTTGAATGTTTTTTGTTGTGTCATAGAAATCTCCTAAAGTAGTCAGTTATTATAACTGTTACTCAAGGAGAAGTCAATGTATGGTTGCTCGTTTTAGGGTACGCAGTAGCGAATTGTTTCCCCAGGGTAGAAGCCACCCCACACTTACGGTAACAAGTACCGGTCCTAAGGGTGTTTGATCAGCTCATTTGAGCATGTTCTCTGCGGCGTTGTGCGCCAACTTGTGTTACGTGTTCAATCAGACGGTTGCGCACAACAAAAGCACTTTCAGTTACAGCGCCGTACTTGACAAAAGTTCGGTCAATAAACTGTTTGATCTTGGCAACGTCTTCTTTGGTTTCAACCATGCGCAACATTTCTGCCACTGGTTTTGCTGTGGCCTGTGCAATACGTTGAGCCAATCTGGCTTGCTCGTCTGGCGTTGGGCCGCCCGAAGTTACTCTAGTACCTGCTGGAGCAGCAGGTGCTGTTGGCGATTTGGCAGGTGTAGTTGGTTTAAACGAAGTAGTGACATTGCTGTATCCACCAGGACTAGCACCAAAGTTTGCTGTCTTAGCAGGAGCAGGTTGTTTGGCGTACTTCTCCATACCAGGCAAATTCATCACGTTAGAAGCGTTAAACCCTGCAGGGTTTTGTGCTGTTGTTGTTGCTGGTGCAGCCGCCGCGGCAGGCGCAGCCGGAGCTGTGGTAGCATCCTTGGCAAGTAACTCATCTCTAGTCCATGCTTTACCTGTAGTTGGATTCTTACCATAAAACGGTAACGACTTTTGCGCGCCACCCGCTGCCGGCGTAGCTGGTTCAGTGGCTGGTGTGCCTGGTTCAACAGCAGGTTCAGCACTGGCAGGAGCAACATAAGGTATTCCCATTTTGCCGTAAACTGTGGTTACTACTTCTTGTGGTACACCTTGTTTGGCTAACCATGCAGCCAATTGATCCGAGTCACTAGGCTTACCGGCCTGGTGCCAGTTCATCTTGAGCTTTTCTTTTGTAACACCTGTTGTAAACTGATGTCCAAAGTTGCTTAACGCACCGCCAACTTGGCCAGCTTTTTTGTCCAACCAGTTCAATCCACGACCAATTAGACCAGGCTTTTTGTCTGGTTTAGTTGGAGCATCCATCATGTCTGGACGATAGTAATCAGGGCGTGTGCTTCCAGGAACACCTTTGAGTTCCATGATAGCTTTGCGATAACGATCAACGTTTTCAAACACTGTGTATGTGCCAAGAGTGGTTAAATTAAGGCTAATGCTCCGGCGACCAACGCTCTCGTTCAGGGCCCAGCTCATTACTGTGCTTTTTTGATCAATCAGTTTTTCAGCTGGCAGTATTTTAAATTTAATTGATTCTCTAAGAGCACCGCGTTTGGCCAAGTCATATGCAGCTTGCACAACTGGAGATAACTGGTTGCCAGACTGCATACTCATGTTTGCTACAGCCATTTGTGTTGGATTCAATGGCTGTCCGGGTATAACTGGTATCCCAGCAACTGTGGTGCCCGTAAATCCTGACCCGCCCTGATTGGGTTGAGAACCACCAAATTGTTTCATGTACTCTTGCGAAGAGTTACCATAAGGAGTTCTTTCAATTGGTGTTCCATCAGGGAAAGTGTTTTTTCCTACTATTGGATTAGTAGTTGGTGCTGACCCAGGCATTCCAGTTCCCACTGCATCATTGCTACGTGCAGGTATTCCAAAATCATCTGGTTTGCCTGCATAATACGCCGCATCGGCTTGATCTTGCATTCTAGCTAGATTGTCAGCACGGAAATTACCCATGTCCGCCTGGCTCATACCTGCTCCTGGTGAGCTCATATCTGTGCCTTGCCACACACTTCCTGTGTTTGGTCCTGATGGAGGCAGTTGTAGTTCTGTGCCAACTGGTAGTTTATTCCAGTTGGTAATGTCTGGGTTCAGGGCTTTAAGATCTTTAAACGGAACACCATTAGCTTGGGCAATAAACCCACCTTGGTCACCTTGCATTACAGTGTATGTTCCACCATCGGTTGGAACATCGGGTAGCCCGATGCTATCAGGAGTAACAGTGTCGGCAGCAGCGTCACCACCAAATGCAGCTTGGCCAGCAGCAGTCAATGCAGCGGCGCCTGCGCCTTTGCCAAGTACGCTGGACAACTTGTCGCCTTTGATAGCTGAGTCTAGTGCGTATGTTAATCCAGCAATAACAGGAAGTCCTGCACCGCCTGTGGCTAAGCCGGCAATAGCAACCAGTGCTGCCTTGGCAAAGCCTGCTGTTTTAGGATACTGTTTCACTAGATTACGATACTTCTTGATCGCGTTCATTACAGCACCTTTTTGTCCACCAGCTACCTTAGCTAACGCATCAGTAGCTTGGTCATATGCTACGTCCACAGCAGCAACTGGAGTAGAATTTTGTATGCTGTTAAGCACACTGGTCATTGCATCTTTAACACCGCCTGCAAAATCCATGGTAGTATCTTTACCGCGTCCCAAGAAAGTACGGTTGGCGCCTGTGCCTTTGTCAGTCATACCCGATTCAGCGTCAGCAAATACTTGGAGAATCTCCTTCTCGCTCATCTTGCGTTCGGCAATATAACGTCCTACCTTTTTAAATTTGCGATAGACTGGGTCTTCCATGAGCATGGCTTCGTTGAGCCGGCGTTGACGACTTTCTGTCACACCTTGCTGTGCCGGCTCAACATATGGATTTTGAATTTTTGAAATCATAGAGGAAACTTTCATTGTTGAGTTTCCGCCATTGGCTGCAACATCTTCTGGATTTAACAGTTTAAGCAGGATGCCACTTCTACCAAGTCTTCCGCCTATCTCCAATACCTCAGCTTTAAAAACTTTACCACTTGATGTAGCATCGTGTTTTTGTGGAGTGAAACCAATAGTATCTCCAATTTCTAATCTTTTTTGCGGTGCAAGGCGAGGTCTAGGTGCAGGTACTGGTGGCTTCCAATTGTCGGGCCTAGGAAGTCTATCGGCCTCCGCAATACCTTGTTTTGGCGTTACATCGCTTTTCTCAAGATCAACTACGATAGTATCTTTACCGTAATTTTGAATCATGCGTGGACTTTGTAGTTTGATTTTAAGTTTGCCAGGAGCAACTGCTACTACTGTTACTGGGACAGGAACCATTTTTGCAAAACGAGGACGCCATAAGATTTCTTCACCTACCTTGGGTGTATACTCTGCTGGAGCAGCCTCCGCCACCGGGGCTAGTTGTACAGGTTGATTGGCAGCGTGTGTTCCACCTGCGTCTATGTTGGCCATGTTTTGCTTGTACTGTGCTGCGGCTGCTGGATCATTCTTGTCTAGGTATGCTTGCTGTGCGGCTTGCACTTGTTCAGCAGTTGAACCGGGTGGCAATCCAAAACGCTTGCCCATTCTATCTAAAATCTTTTGCTCATATGCAGTAGTAACTTGATCAATATTGGATCCTGCGGCAGCACCCACCCGTGATCCTAGCTTGTCTAGAGTGTTTTGAGTTGCTGTTGCAACAGGATCCTGACCTTGTTCTTCATAAATGCCGCCGTCAATAACTTCGGCTGGGATACCTTTGGCTTCAAATTTATTGGCTATGGTTTCTGCAACATCTTGATTGTTAATGCCTTGCTTGACTATAGAAAATCCATCGTTATTGATATCGTCTATGACCCTACGTTGAGGAGTGCCTTCTTGGTTATTCCAAGTCACATACGGATAATCTCTAGGCAAAATACTTTGCAAGGCTTCAAACAATTGCCGGGCTTCAAATGTTTGTCTAGGTCCTACAAAAGTTCCCACTACCTTGATTGAAAAACTACGACTTGGTGGTGTATCCGTTTGTGCGCCAGTGCCTGTTGCTTGCCCTGTTGGCATTTCTACTTCACCTTCGGCCATACCTTGCTCATAGTTGCGAGAAGTAGTCTCGTTTAATTTTTTCTTGTTATTGTCTTCAAATAGCTGGTCAATGATCATGTTATTTCTCTTCTATGTAATCTTGGCTCAAGTCTTGTTCAGGCTTGGGTCTGCGGCGGTTGAACAAACGAACAGCAATATCGGCGTCGTTGCGGTTCTTAAAACGTGTGGGCAGCGAACGGCCGCCACGGCGTAATTCATATCCTGTGTTGTCATCGCCCCAGCACTCTAGCATTTCGCCACCTGCCATTTCGTAAGTGGCAACAGGAGCAGCAGGTTGACTTACCGCAGCAGCCACATGATCTTCAATGCCATGCGCTACTTCTGAGTCACCAGCATCTTCTGGTCCTGACACAGGTGCAACATCTGCATCCCATGTGGCTTCTTCAACATCTTCTTCAGTAGGGTCTTCAACTTCTAATTCTTGTTTGGCTTTGTGTACCAGCGCACGGTCAACTTTGTTGTCTTGTTCTAACTGCTCAAGATAATCAACAAAGTGGCGCTTGACTTTGCTTAACATATCTTCTTCCACGCTTTGCATGGCTTCTTCGAGTGCAGAACCTTCACCAACCATGTATCCATCTAGTGGATGTGCTTGATATGGCTTCTTGGTTAAAGTGGGAGAGATATTCTTGGGCTTTAACAACGCAGGCAGTTGTGGAACTGATCGTTGTTGTTGATTAAGTCCATGTTTAACGTTTACTGGAGTAGTTTTGCCTTCTACTATACTCAAACGTTGCAGTATGTCTCTAATGTCGTTGCTCATGCTCGTTGGTCTTTCAAGAAACTTCTCAACATCCAACCATGCTTGCCATGTGCGTCAATACGTGCGGCTAGAAAATCCATGATACCTTGCTGATTTTCTTGTTCAGCAACAGCGAATGTTTGGTTAAGTTGTTCTATCAGTTGACCGTTGTTGGCATACAACTCTTCGATCATGAGTCGAGCACGTGGAATCTTGATTTGCCCAGATATTTTACTCAGCTCTGCAAAACGCTCAAAGCTGCCTGGTGTGTAGTCGTCAAGAATACGAATAAACTCAGCTGTTTGATCAATGGAGTTTTCATAGACTTCTTCGTAGATATTCCCAAAAAATTCGTGCAGTTGTGCAAAGTCAGGTCCCTCCACGTTCCAGTGAAACAACTGGGCCTTGATTACAAATGCGTATTCAGTTGCCAGGAGTGTTTTTAAAGCGTCCGCTAACATTATTTTTATACCTTTTTAATTCTTTTGGAGTATTGGGCGTGGGGTCCGCATCCGTTGTGTATTTACCACTAAGAAGCGATCCTCCATTTCTAGATACTGTGCCCATTGCCATAGAAACTGGGGCAATACCACCAGCAGAACTGGCGCCAGCACTGGCATTTTCCATTATTTCATAGGCTCTCATAATCTAGACTCCGGTGTATATATTTGTATAGAACCGTCAGGATTAATAACTGCGGGCCCAGTTGATATTCTAATGTTGCGTATTTTTAAACCTGCATGCTCAGGGTCTACCAGCTCGTATCTTATGGTATATTTGCCTGGCACCGCACTGATTTGCAACATCTCTTCAAGGTATATGTCGCGCCAGATCCATGTACGCTCGGTAAACAACTCGTCGTTTACATAACAACGATACTTTGGCTGAGGGCCAGTCCATTTGCAGTACACATCACAATGAGCAATAATGAATTCAGGTTGCATATTGTATTTAGCATTATGTTAGCCTATAAATATTCCTATGCTAAAACTGCAAGATATACGTCGTATACACGTAGAACTCACAACACGATGTAATGCTCGTTGCCCAATGTGTATGCGAAACTATCGCGGTGTAGACTACAACTCTGGATACCCAGACACTGAATTGTCCCTAGAACAGTTTAAACAAATTGTGACCCCAGAATTTCTAGCGCAATTGACTCACGTGAGTTTTAATGGCAACTTGGGTGATTTTTCCTTGGCACGAGACGCCTTGGAAATTGTGCAGTATGTGGTGTCTCACAATGTATCAGTAAACATCAATACCAATGCAAGTTTACGCCCGACTGCCTGGTGGCACAAGCTGGCGCATCCTGCGGTTGAAGTGGGATTTGCAATTGATGGCTTAGCAGATACTCATGCACTTTATCGACAAGACACAAACTGGAATCGTGTGATAGAAAATGCACAATCATTTATATCTGCTGGTGGCCGAGCTGTGTGGAGATTTGTACCGTTTGATCACAATCAACATCAGGAACAAGCATGTCGTGAGTTGGCCAAAGAGATGGGATTCAAACGTTTTGAAAATATCTATGATGGTAGAGACACTGGCCCTGTGTATTCCCGTACTGGTGAATTTTCACACTGGTTGGGTCGGCCGCAATCTGAGGCGCCGCCAATTTCTGCAATGTTAGAAAGTCATATCACCTGGTTCAAAGTAGATATGCAATTTGTTAAAGATACACCAGAACTTAACTTGGGATGTGTACACAAACGACACAAAGAAATATATATTGCAGCTGATGGGTCAGTGTATCCGTGTTGTTACTTGGGATTTTATCCTGGGCAAATGACACATCCAGGAAACTCACAATTAGCAGACATGGTTCAAGAGAACAACGCATTAAAATACAGTTTAGAACACTGTATGTCCTGGTTTGACCAAGTAGAAGAATCCTGGAACAAATCAAGTATAAAGGAAGGACGACTGTACCAGTGTGTAAACAGTTGTAATCAAGTATGACCGTATCAAGAGTAATGTTTTTGGCCAAGTACCGTGTGCCACATGCTGTGTTTGCCATGCAGTTTGACCATAATTTAAAAAATATTGATCGCACAATTATTGCGACACCAATGACACCAGACGAGCTTGAGCCAGTGTGGGCAAAGTACCGCATTGACAGCTCACGTTTTACATACATCAATGATAGTGTGATTTACCGAAAGTATCCAGAAGTAAACAATTGGGTGTTTCCTGATGACTATCGGGGTTGGTGGCTCAGGCAACAAGCAATTAAACTTGCATACATAGACCTGCTGAATGATGACATCATGCTCATGCATGATCCTGACACGTTTATGGTCAAGCCATACGATCCGTTTGTAAACAATCGCCTTAATATGTTGGTGCTGCCTGATACACAACACGGCAGTTATCAAGGAGTGTTTGAAGCTGTTACCGGAATTCCGCAACCCAGCCAGGATTGTTTTGTTACTGAGCTGTGTGCAGTCTACAAGCTGGACTGGGCCTGTTTAAAATATCACCTTGAAGAACGCTATCCTAGAAAGAAATTTCTAGATGCCATTATTGATGCTGTGCCCGGCATGCCCACTATTCCGCCCTGGGGCACGGGCAACATTATCAAATGGTTTAGTGAATACGAGTTGTTGGGTAACTGGGCCGCACATCGTGGCAACGCCACTACTCAAGCACAAGTTCGCTACGAGTACAACAACCTAAATGATATAGCAAACTTTGGCGCAGAACATACTGCTGTTTGCGATGCTGTTCCTGACTTGAGCCAAAGCATGAAAATTGACTGGGACACACTGGACATTCCACAGTTTGACTATTATTTAAATCTAGTGAGAGATAGAATTGAAGCTGTACAATCACAATCAAGCGTTTGACGTTGCCGCTGACTGGAATCTAGATCCAGAAGCAGATTACCCTATTAGCATAGCATGTGTGCCTGCGTTGTGTACAGAACAGTATGATTTTAGCTATCGAGGTGATTTGGATTTAGCTAAGTACGACCTTGTACTGGTTAGTGATATTGAAATGCGTTCCGTAGAATCTATAGAAACCTGGGCACAACACAAACAACTCAAGAACTATCTTGTTGCTGTTGGATCTAAACACTGGCACGAATCTTTGCCGCCAAACTATGTTTACCGCCCTTGGTGGTGTTACAATTTTATGCGGCGCAATGAATACCGAGATACCAGCGGTATCAAGCCCTATGTGTTTGATGCATTGTTAGGTGCTCGTAGGCCACACAGAGATTATGTTATGTTAGCGTTCCAACACAACCGAATGCTTGAGTCTAGTATTGTAAACTATCGAGAATTTTTTCAAGGTGCAGTGTTTGATCAAACCAGTGACAAAGTTGCTGAACAATTTACAAACCCTATACAGTTTCCGTACAACAGTCCCAACGTCAAGCCTGAGTGGGAAGTACAACCTAATTTAGATTATAGTATTTCTAGTGTTGCACCTTGGGAAATATATCGCCACACCAGATACTCAATAGTGTGCGAAACTTTGGGCACAGGTGGAACGTTTTTTATGAGTGAAAAAACTACAAAGGCCATGTTTGCTGAACGTATGTTTGTGGCAGTTGGGGCACAAAACTATCTGCGCGGATTACGTGACTTAGGCTTTTCTACTTTTGATAATATTATAGATACATCCTATGATACAATAGCAGATGATGTTGACCGTTACGCTAAAGCATTTGAACAAATTAAACGACTAGCCAACATGGATTATGATTTTGTGCTGGAGCAAACACAAACACAACGAGTTCATAACAGGCGCAATTTACAAACTCTTAAATTGTGTACAGAAAATAAACAAGCTGCGTTGTTTAAGAATGCTGTTGAATCTGCTCTAGTAGCCACGTAGCAATTATTTCCTGGCTTTGTTCTGATCCATGATATCCTGGGTCCTCGCCTGCAAAAGGATTTAATCCGCAGGCCACTTGTGGTGTACGCATGGGATCTAGTTGTATGTAGTGGCCAGGGACAATGCTGGGAAATGCATCACGCCATTGTGTTTGATTGTTGATATCAAACGGCCACAACAAG